ACCACCCAGGAGCTCGCCAACATGGAGCAACAGTCGCGCGAGGACCTGGCCGACCGCGACGAGCAGATCGCCGATCTACAGCCGCCCGCGGCCAAGCCCAAAAAGAGGAAGTAGCCCATGTTGGCATCGGACATTATCAACACCGCCCTGACCATCCTGGGCGTGCTGGCGGCGGGTGAAACGCCGGCCACCGAGGACTACACCTACGCCCTCGCGGTCCTCAATACCCTTCTCGAGAACTGGAACGTCCAGGGCCTGCAAATCTTCACCATCACCAACTTTCAGAACGTCCTCACCACGGCGAAGCAGGCGTACACGATGGGGCCGAACGGGGATTTCAACACCACCCGGCCCGTGCGCATCGAGCGCGCCAATACGCTGCGCGCGGGGGTCACCAGACCGCTCAGGATGGTGGATGCCGCCGGATGGGCGGCGATCCTCTCCCGCAGCGCCTCAGACGCTCTGCAAACCGTTCTGTATAACGACAACTCGTTCGACGCCAACGGCTGCACCACGCTCAGATTTTGGCCAATTCCGAACGATGGTGCCTCTACCGCTGATCTGTTCGTCTGGGCGCAGTTGGGCGACGGCTTCGCCCTGGGCGACACAGTGAGTTTCCCGCCGGGGTATCTCAAAGCCATCCAATACAATCTGGCGGTGGATCTGGCGCCGGCATTCGGCCGGCCGCTCGATCCCACGGTGGCGCAAAGCGCCGCTCTCGCCCTGCAACAACTCCGCGCCATCAATATCGCCGTGGCCACGGAAACCGAAGCCCGGCCGCCCTTACAGCCTCCGCCGGCGCCGGTGGCGCCACCGAATCCGCAGCAGTAGCAGGAAAACCACCCCATGCTCGCCTCCGACATCATCAACGACGTGTTGACCATTCTAGGCGTGATGAGACCAGGGTCGACGCCCTCGGCTCCGGACCAGACCTACGCGCTCCACATGCTCAATACCCTTCTGGAGAACTGGAACGTCCAGGGGCTGCACGTCTTCACCTTGGCGAATTACCAGCACGCACTCACGGCGTCGCAGCAGAAATACACGATGGGGACAGCGGGCGACTTCCCGACGGCGCGGCCCGTGCGCATCGAGAGCGCCAACATCATCCGCGGGGGTGTCTACACGCCTCTGAAGCTGCTCAGCGCGCGGGAGTGGGCCTCCCTGCTTTCACGCAGCGCAGCGGACATCCTGCCCCAACTGCTCTACAACGACAACAGCTTTGACATCGGCGGCTGCACGTCGCTCAGTTTTTTGCCCATCCCCAACGACAACAATTGCACCGCGGACCTGTTCGTGTGGGCCCAGTTGGGCGATGGCTTTGCCATCGGCGATACCGTGAGCTTCCCGCCGGGCTATCTCAAGGCCATCGAGTACAACTTGGCGGTGGACCTGGCCGACGCCTTCGGGCGCCCCATAACCCCGACCGTGGCGCAGATCGCCGCGGCCTCGAAGCAAGAGTTGCGCGCCATCAATGCGGCCGTGGCCGCGGAACTGGAAGCCCGGCCGCCAATGCAACCCGGGCCTCCCGGTCCGGCGCCGGCGCCCCCTATTCCGCAGCAGTAGGAAATCCCCATGCTAGCCTCCGATCTCATCAACGAAGCCCTCACCCTCCTCGGCGTCCAGAGACCCGGCTATACGCCTTCGACAGCGGACTCCGCCTACGCGCTTGCGATACTCAACACCCTGCTGGAGAATTGGAACGTCCAGGGGCTGCACGTCTTCACGCTCACGGAGTTCACGAGCGCCCTGACCCCGGCCAAGCAGTCGTACAAAATGGGCAAGCTGGCGGAGTTCAATAGCCCGCGACCGGTGCGCATCGAGAGCGCCAGCATCCTGCGCGCGTCCCTAAGAACGGCGCTCACCGTGGTGGACGCCGCCACCTGGGGCAAGATCCTCTCCCCCAGCATGACCGACATTCTCCCTACCCTTCTCTACAACGACAATTCCTACGACGCCAGCGGGTGGACCTCGCTGAGTTTCTGGCCAATTCCCACCGACGCCAACTCCACCGTCTACTTGCTCGTCTGGGCGCAATTGATCGATACGCTCGCGCTGGGGGACACGCTGAGTTTTCCGCCGGGCTATGCCAAGGCGCTCATCTTCAACCTGGCGGTAGACCTGGCGCCAGCATTCAACCGGCCACTCGATCCCACGGTGGCGCAAATCGCCGCCGGGGCCAAGCAGGAGCTTCGGGCCATCAACTTGGCGGTGGCCACAGAAACGCCGGCCCGGCCTCCACTTCCACCGGCGCCCCAGGGGCCGCCACCTCAGCAGCAGCAGTAGAGGTGCTCCATGACCGCCGACCTGGCACACCGGATGGATCGCTACCAGACCGCCCTGGCGGCCTTCTCGGCACCCCGGCTACTGCGAGGACCCCTACGGCCGCCCCTAGCTGCGGCCCCGCTGGAGAAGGCTCTCACCCTGCGCGAGCTGGCCGCACTCGCGCGTATTCGCAAGAACGCCGCCGCATGATCTCCAACCCGCTCGTCGAGCTAAGAGATGGGCCAAAGGCTCCGCGCGTTTTGATGCGCGATGGCGAATGGATCGTCCCCGTAGCGCAGCGGCCCAGCCAATATCAGTACGCGCCGCTCTGCCCATCCTGCGGGAACGGCGGCCTGGTGAAGGCGGGCAAGGACCGGCGCGGGCACCAGCGACTGCTGTGCAATATCTGTCTGAGGACAGTCAATGAAAAACGGAGGTATCTCCTCCCCGGCATGTATCTCGCCGATGAAAAGTTGGTGGCAGCGAAGACTGTTCTGCTGGCCGGGCGGAGCATCAGGCAGGCGGCTCGAATTGCCGGAATAGCTCAGATGACGGCAAGGAAAATCGCGCGCACGCTCGGGCCGCGGCGCTGCGAGTGCGGTCAAGACGCCCGGCACCGAGGCTGGTGTCCGGTCCGATTCCAGGAGAGCCCGGTCCGTCAGGCTGTCGTGGCTCGATTCAACCGCCAGCGAGACATTCGACCATGCAGATAACCATCAACGACCTCCTGCGCCGCTCCTTCCGCATGATCGGCGTGCTGCGCCGCGGCTTCCAGCCTTCCACTTCCGACATAATCGACGCGCTGGTGGTGCTCAACGCCATGCTCGAGGGCTGGGCCACCGACGAGTTGAACCTGTTCACCGTCTTCATCGCGCAGTACGATCTGACGCCCAGCAAGCAGAGCTACACGATTGGCCCTTCCTCGGGCGACTTCACGGCGGCTCGGCCGGTGAGGATCGATCGGGCGAACCTCATCATCCTGTCCAATCCACAGCAGCCGCTGCGCAAGCCGCTTCAGATTCTCAACTCCCAGGGATGGGCGGCCATCAAGCTGCAAACGGTTCAATCCGTCATTCCCATTCAGCTTTTCTACGATCCAACGTACCCATTGGGCACGCTGTACCTCTGGCCCATGCCGACGCTGGCCTACCAGCTCGAGCTATTCACCTTCCAAGCGCTGGCGGGGAGTTTCAGCTCCGGCTCCCAGACCTTCGACATGCCGCCGGGGTATCTCGACGCGGTGGCCTACAACCTGGCCGTGCGGCTCTCCTCGGAATGGCAGAAGCCCCTGCGCCAGGACGTGGTGGCCCTGGCCTCGGAATCCCTGGCGATGATTCAACGGCTGAATGACCAGACTCCGTTGATGGAGTGCGACGCCGGTGTGATGCCGTTCGGCTCCTCGCGCGCTGGAGCGTTCAATCGGTTGACGGGAGACATGCTCTAGCCTATGATTCTCCCCGGCTTCATTGGCCCCTCATATACCTCGCTCTCGGTCAATGCCGACGCGCAGCGCTGCCTGAATATGTACCTGGAGGTCCTGGAGAGCGGCCAGGCGAAGAATAAGTTCGCGCTCTACGGGACACCCGGGCTGAAGCGTTGGGGCACGCTGCCGGTCGCTCCGGTTCGCGGGCTATGGGCGGGCGATGGCCGGCTGTTCGCGGCGGGTGGCAATGGACCGACCACGACGCTATACGAGATGAACTCGAACGGCCAGGTGAAGTCCGTTCGCGGAACCCTCGATGCGGACAATGGCGGATACCTGCCCGTGCGCATGTTCGCCAACGGCACGGTGTTGTGGATCGTCTCGGGCGATGCGACCTACTACGATATTGGCGGCAGTGGGCCGGTCTACCTGAAACGGCCGACGTACTCCTCTGATGGGAGTTACGTGCTGGCGCGCATGGGCGCCTACGTCGATGGCTACTTTGTGGCCATGGTGCCGGACACCAACACGCTGCAAATTTCCAATCCGCTGGACGGCTCGACGGCCTTGTGGGATGTACTGCAATCCTTCGCCAAGTCGGGTGCACCGGATCGGCTGCTGGCAATCGTCGCGGATCACGAGGAGCTATACCTCTTCGGCGAACTGACCGGCGAGGTGTGGCGCAACACCGGCAACGGCTTCAACGGATTCGCCTTCGAGAAAGACCCCTCGGGCACTATGGAGATTGGCATCTCCGCGCCCTGGTCCGCCTGCCCCATCCACCACGGGGTAGCTTGGATTGTGCAGGACGTGAGAGGTCGCGGCTCGGCCATCTTCGCCTCCGGTTATCAGCCGAGCCGGATCTCGACCCATGCGGTCGAGGAAGCCTGGGCGCAGTATCCTACCATCACCGATGCGGAAGCCTACGCCTACAGCGAGGACGGGCACGACTTTTGGGTGATTAATTTCCTCCTTGGCAATGCCACCTGGGTGTGGGATGCCACCGCCTCGGACCAGTGCGGCCAGCCGATCTGGCACGAGCGCGCTTATAACGGCTCTTCAGGGCGGCAGAGACAGATCTGCCACGCCTTCGCCTTCGAGACGCACCTGGTGGGCGACTTTGAGACCGGGGAGATCTGGCAGCAGGACCTGGGGACGTACACCGACGGGGATACACCGATCACCAGGATTCGGACATGTCCGCACCTGTGCACGGAGAATCTGCGGACCTTCGGCCACCAGATCGAGTTTGAAATGGAAGTGGGCAACGCCGCGCTCGCTCCCACACTGGCCTGGTCGAACGACCGGGGCCACACCTACGGCAGCGAGCACCACGGCCGGTTATCGACGGTCGCCGGCGCGTATCCTACGGGACCGACGACCAGCCCGTACGCGCAGAGAATGATTGTGGATCGGCTTGGGTGTTGGCGCGATCGCATCTTTCGGCTCACCATCACGGATACCGAGAAGGTGGCGCTCATCAATGCGTATCTAAGGAGCACGCAGGGGACGAGTTAAAAGAGGATGCGCGAAGACAGGGAGATGGTCTCGGCGAGCATTGAATTGCGGCGATTGAAAGAGCGCTGAAGATCCACCACCAACCGCCAGCCTTCGCGCGTGTCCCAACGGCGGAGGAAACGGATAGGAGCCCCCCTCGGCGGCATGATCTTCGGCCCGAGAAGAGCCGCAGCGACCAGTCCAAAGAAGCCGCGCCGGTTGAGTCTCATGCTTCCCAGTTTACGCCATGGCCACGCCAAAACCGACCACCATCCCACGGGTTCCCACCGACACCGCCATGTGGGAAGGTACGGCGGCCTTCGACCCGTCCGTATTGGGCAAGCTCAGCCGGACCTGGATCATCTTCTGGGAGCGCATATTCTCCGGAGCGGTCAAGGCTGCCGTCTCGCAGGTCTCGCTACAGCAGCAGGCGATCAGGAAAGCCGGCGGCCAGATCGGTCCATTCCAACGGACGATCCTGCTGAAGGACACCACCGTAGGGGACGACATCGCCGATCACGTGACGGTCTACGGCACCCTGAACGGCAGAAGCACCCCGGTCACCAGATAGACCGTGTTGCTTCTGCCGTTCAGGGTGCCGTAGACCGTCACGTGATCGGC